CAGTAGAATATAATCTTACAGGAACATCTGCTGCAGGTGGTAGAATATTAGCACAAGGATATTTAAATTCTTCTAATCAAGGATCTCCAACCATAAACATTTTAAAAGAAGCTCTTTTTGCATCTCAGTTAGAAAGAGATTCATTTACAAGCACTGCTTATGAATTAGTAATTGAAGTTGCTGTAGGGACAACATCAGGAGGTGAAAGTGTATTTGCATCAATAGACTGGGAGGAAATAAGTAGATAATAATTAAATTATAATATAGTATGAGTACATTAATTCAGTTATCAACAAAACAAAATCCAATTGTTTTAACAACAGATGGAACTCCTGTTGCTGGTACAATTGTAGAAACGGATTGTGCTATAATACAAGTAAATCAAGGTCAATTAGATAATAGAGATATGTTTAGTGTAATAGCTAAACAACTTATAGTAAATGGTATAGTTGGACAGAGTTTGTATAGATTATATTATAATAATATTCCAACATTTGCAGGAGGCTCGTTAATAGCACAATCAGCTTCTTTAGATACTATAAATAATTCAAGTTCATTTTCTAGATATTTTACAATTAGTTCAGGTAATATAATTGGTGCTGAGAATATACAATTGCTTAATGATGATTTTAACCAAACAACAGATACAACTACTTATATTGACTTAGGTAACACTATGTATTTTATTTTTACAATTGAGAATACAGATCCAAGTATTATTGCAGATGTTCCAAAACTTGTTCTTGAAATATATAAATAAAATGAGTTAGTTAATTTTTAAAATGAAAACAGCATTAACAAAATTGGTAATTTCAGCAGGATACAGAGATATGGATCATTTTGTAACAAGTGCATTTCATCCACATTTGGCTGGAACTTGCACAGGAGTAAGTGCATTATTTGCAGGGATTGCTTATTATTTTAATGCTGTGTTTGGTATAGTTCTTCCAGTAGGAATAGGTATTATACTTCTTTTTGGACTTGAGTTTTATACAGGACTTAAAGCTTCTAAATCAGAAGGTAAAAAATTTGACTCAGAACTATTTGGGAAAGGCTGGTTTAAGTTATTTGTATATATGCTTATGATAGGAATATCAAATGCAATGGCAACTAATATAGAAATAAAACCTATATTTGGAATAACATTTAATATTTATGAGTGGTTACACTACGCATTTTATAACTATGTAATTATTAATTTAATCTGGTCAAACCTAGAAAATTTTAAAAGATTAGGATGGACAGAGTATTCTCCAATACTTAAACGTCTATCAAAATATATAAAAGATGAACCAATAAAACCAACAGATCATGAAAGAGAAAACAATTAAAGAAAGATGGAATGGTAAAACACCTAAGTTCTGGAAGAGAGTACAAAGGTGGGCCATTATTACAGGAGCAGTTGCAGGAGCAATTATAGCTGCTCCAATTACTTTACCAGCAGCTGTTATTACAACAGCTACATATATAGCTGCTGTTAGTGCAACAATTGCAACAACCTCACAATTAACCATAGAAGATGGAAACACTGAAGAAGGGAAGTAAGGGGGAAGATGTAAAAACTCTTCAAAAAATGCTCGGTCTAGTAGTAGATGGAGTATTTGGTAGTATTACAGAAAAAGCTGTAAAAAATTATCAATATGAATCAGGATTAATACCTGATGGGGTAGTTGGTCCAAAAACTTGGGCATCACTACTTGCATCTACAGATATTTCAGAAAACACATCTGAGGTAGAAGAATTAATTATTGAACAGTATCATCTTAAGAAGGGTGAATTCTTAGATGGACCTACCAAGAAAGAATATCTTTTCTTACACCATACTGCAGGTGGTAATAATCCTTATGCTGTAGTAGATATGTGGAGTAGAGATACTAGAGGAAAGATAGCTACTGAATTTATACTAGGTGGACAGTCAGCACTTAATGGTAATGCAACTTATGATGGCAAACTAATCCAATGTATGCCTACTGGTGCATATGGTTGGCACTTAGGAGAAAATGGTTCTCAATATATGCATTCTCATTCTGTAGGAATTGAAGTATGTAACTTTGGTCCTATTAAAAATGGAAAGACTTATACTGGAGCTACAGCAATACCAACTCAAATAGTTGAACTAGCACAAGCATTTAGAGGAAGCAAAACATGGCATAGATATTCTGATAAACAATTATCAGTTTTAAAATCATGGATTTTGTTTATTGCAGAAAGAGATAATATTGATGTTAGAAAAGGTCTTGTAGAAGAAATTAAAAAGAAAGGTGCTGCTGGATTTGAGTGGAATGAAAATGCTTATTATGGCAAAGTAAAAGGAATGTGGACACATACAAATACTCGTAAAGATAAAAGTGACATGTTTCCACAACAAGAACTTATTGATATGTTATTATCTTTGTAAAAACTTAAATTAAATAAAATGGCAAAAAAGAAAAAAGTAGAGGACTTTGAAGTAGAAGTAAAAACTAAAAAAGTCACAGCAAAAGCAAAAAAAGAAGGTGATAAACTTGATGTAACTGTAGACACGGAAAAAGTAGATGTTGAAGTACACACAACACCTGAAGAAAAACACTTCAAACTAGATGGTAAGAAATTAGATGTTGAAGTAAAACAAACTGCAGAAGGTACAGAAATCAATGTAGAATCTGAAAGTAATTTCCTTAAAAAAGTAGGAAAGTATATTGGAACTGCAATTGATAGAAGATTTCGCAAAAGATTATTGTAATGAAGTATAGAAATAATTGGAAGAATACATTTAGACATTGGCAATCACTAATGTTTAGATTTAGACTTTTGGGTATTGATTGGTTTTCATTAGAAATTGATATACCCAGAAATTTCTATCTTTTAACTGTTTTTAATTTTACAATAAAGAATAGATAATTATCTACTTCTCTAGATATATAGAAATCCAGGTATGTTGTATGCCTGGATTTTTTTATTTAAATCTTTTCTGTTTAAACTTTTCTTGTATATTTGTGTAAACTTTAATTAATATATCATGGAAAACCAACAAATGAATGAGGAGTTAACTCCTGAGCAATTAGAAGCAAGAAGAGATGAAATGAAACAATTTTATGAAAATTCTCTTCCCTATCTTGAAGCACAAGCTAAGTATGAAAAATTACTTACTGAGGTTGAAGAAGCAAGATATAAAAGAGCAACAATGCAACTTCAGTATGCATCAATGATGGCTGCTACACAACCACCAATGGAAGATGAAGAAGAAGATTTTCCAACACAAGCACCACCAAAACCTGTAGCACAAGCACCAGCTGGAGGTAAAAAATTAAAAAGAGGTTAATGGCACTTGTTAATCAAGTTCAGAAAAGGGTTAAAATGCCCAAATGGGATATTGTAAAGTTTCAGATTTTAACTCATTGTTATATTAACCGTATAGCAATGAGTGAATCTGATCTTGACTGTCTTACTTTACTTAGTTTCAATCAACCAATTGAACTTAGTAATTTTTGTCTTGATGCATCTTCTGAAGAAGATTGGATTTTTAAATCACCTCAAACTGTTAGAAATAGTGTAAATAAAGCTGAGAAAAATGGACTTGTAATTAAGGATGCAAGTAATAAAAAAGTAATTATGCTTAATCCAAATATTAAAGTTCAAACAGAAGGAACTATACTATTAGACTATAAATTTTTAGGAAATGATACCGAAGAAAGCAAGTAGTCTATATAAAGAAATAACAAAAGAGTTTGAAGTCTCTGAAGATTTAGTTGAAACTTTAGTAGAGAATTATTATAAAACATTAAGAAAAAAACTAAGTAGTTTAAGTGACTTAAGAATAAATGTAGATGGCTTAGGTCACTTTGTTATTAAAATTCAAAAAGTAAAGAAAGCAATACCTCATTATGAAAAAGTTTTAAAAAATCATGACACATCAACTTTTGGTGCTTATCATAATAAAAAGAATGTTGAGGAAAAATTAGAGCTTTTAACAGAAATTCATAAAAAGGCAGAACAAGAATTATTAAAACGAAAAACTTTTAAAGATGAAAAATACTCTAAAATTAATTTGGCAAAACCGGAAACAGATCCTGGAAGGGATAACCAATAGCATAATTAGAGATGAGACCGTAGAAGAAATAGCTAGACTAAGATATTCTATTTGTGATGAATGTGAACATATAGATTTAAAAGGTAAAGACTGTGCTATGAAAGGTACTCAACCTTGTTGTGCAGAATGTGGATGTTCACTTAATTTTAAAACTAGATCTCTTGCATCTGAGTGCCCAGTTGGTAAATGGGATGCAATTGCTACAGTAGAAGAAGAAGATAAATTAGAAGAATTATGATTGTATTTAATGCAGATGATCATAGTTACAGAAGTCTTGATGACAGTAACATTGATTGGATAAGTGTTACCACACTTGTTTCCCATTTTAAAAAACCTTTTGATGCTAAAAAAATAGCAGAAAAAGTAAGTAAAAAGAAGAATTCTAAATGGTATGGTATTGAGCCAAAATTGATTCAACAGATTTGGAATAATGAATCTGAAAGATCACTAATACTTGGAACATGGTATCATAATCAAAGGGAAGCTGACTTATGTTCATTTGCATCTATGGAAAGAGAAGGTGTTACAGTGCCTGTATTTAAACCATCAGAAGTTCAAAATGGTATTAAAGTTGCTCCTTCACAAAAATTAGAACCAGGCGTGTATCCAGAACATATGGTCTATTTAAGATCAGCAGGTATCTGTGGACAATCAGATTTAGTTGAAGTAGTCAATGGTAAAGTAAATATCATTGACTATAAGACTAATAAAAAAATTGATACTGAATCTTACGTTGACTGGGAAGGTAAATCTGAAAAAATGAATCCACCATTAGATTCACTTGATGATTGTAATTTTTACCACTATGCATTACAGCTTAGTATATATATGTATATTATACTGAAGCACAATCCTAAATTAAAACCTGGAAGAATATTTATTCATCATATAGTTTTTGAAATAGAGAAAGAGGATGAATGGGGATATCCTGTAACCAAAACAGATGAGAATGGTGAACCTATAGTAAAAGAAGTTAAGCCAATTTCAATACCTTATCTTGTAGATGAAGTGCTTGCAATTTTTCATTATCTTCATGATAACAAGAATAAAATTAAAAAGAAATGATACTAACTAAACTATTTGATGTTCAAAATGGTGTTGTAATTCCAACAGAACATTGCTATACATTAAGAGCATTAAAAGATGTTATGGATGAATATCCTGAAGACTATCTTAAAATATATATGTATTTATTTTATATGTGCTGTCCTAATCCGGATTTAAATCCTTTTTTCTTTACACCAGATATGGAAAAAGAGAATATGATTATGGATCAGATTGGAGCAGAGTTTTCTACTGAAGATGAAACAGTATTTAGAGCATTACAGTTTTGTCAGAAGATGTATGAAACACCTACATCAAGAGCATACAAAGGTATTGCATCTATGTTAGATAGATTGGGTAGATATATGGAAACTACACCTATCACACACGGTCGTGATGGTAATATGAACTCACTTATTGCAGCAGCTAAAAACTATGAAGCAATAAGACAATCTTTTAAAGGTGCATATAAAGATCTACAAGAAGAACAATCTAGTAGGGTAAGAGGTGGACAAGGATTAGCATATGATATGTAATGAGTGAAATTTATCAAGACATACCAACTTATGACAATGGAACATGGACAACAACAAGTTTTGAATCCAGAGAAGACTTCAGTAACTTCATTAGAGATCTATTCAAAGAACCAGGAAAGTATAACTTTAATGAAACAACAAATCAAGTATTCATATCGGAATCAGTTAAATTCAAAAAAGATGGAGTATACTGTACAGCTCCATTTAAATCCCGAGACTTTATAAACTATTGGGATGATCAAAAGACAAAATGCCGTAAGGGTATTATAGTTAAAGATGGAGATAACACATGGTTTGTTGCAAGAGAGTACTACATGTGGTTAAACTTTCTTCCAATCTTTGATAAAGAAATTCAACAGTTTGGTTTTGCTAAAATTAGAGATGCACAATATCACATGGCTCTCTATGAACTATTGGCAGAATTAAATTATAAACATGCAGCTATCTTAAAGAAACGTCAGATTGCTTCTTCATATTATCATATGGGTAAGTTTATAAATCAACAATGGTTTGAAGCAGGGGTAACATTAAAGATGGGTGCATCACTAAAAGACTATATAAATGAAAAAGGGTCTTGGAAATTTTTACAAGAGTATGCAGCATTCTTAAATGAACATACTGCCTGGTATAGACCAATGTCACCAGATAAAGTTATGATGTGGCAACAAAAGATTGAAGTAAGAAAAGGAGATAGAAAAACTGAGGTTGGTCTTAAAGGAACTATACAAGGTATGTCATTTGAGAAAGATCCTACAAATGGTGTAGGTGGTCCAGTTAAATACTTCTTTCATGAGGAGGCCGGGATTGCTCCTAAAATGGATCAGACATATGAGTATATGAGACCAGCAATGAGATCAGGTCTCATCACTACAGGAATGTTTATAGCTGCAGGATCTGTGGGAGATTTATCCCAATGTCTTCCACTTAAAGATATGATACTAAACCCCACTGCAAAAGATATATATGCGGTAGAAACAGATCTTATGGATGATAAAGGTACTGTTGGTCTTTCTGGTTTATTTATTCCAGAACAATGGTCAATGCCACCATATATTGATGAATATGGTAATTCACTTGTAGAAGAAGCAGTAGATGCTTTAGAAAAACAATTCAAACAATGGAGAGATGAACTTGCTCCAGAAGAATATCAGTTAAGAATTTCTCAGCATCCAAGAAATATAAAAGAAGCATTTGATCATAGAACAGTATCTGTATTCCCTCCACATCTTCTTGCAGCACAAGAAAGAAGAATAGAAGATAAAGAATATGGTTTTGAATTCTTAAATATTTCAGCAGATGCTGATGGTAGACCTGAAGTTACTAAAAGTAACAAAAGACCCATCATGGAATTTCCAGTAAACAAAAAGACAGAAGATAAAACAGGGTGTCTTGTTGTTTGGGAAAGACCTGTTAAGGATCCAAATTTTGGTGATTACTATGCATCTGTTGACCCTGTATCAGAAGGTAAAACAACTACTTCAGAGTCATTATGTTCTATATATGTGATGAAAGCACCTATTCAAGTAACTAGACATACAGGTTCAGAATCAGAAACTTACATAGAACAAGGCAAAATAGTGGCAGCTTGGTGCGGTAGATATGATGATATTAATCAGACACATAAGCAACTAGAACTTATTATTGAATGGTATAATGCTTGGACACTTGTAGAGAATAACATATCCTTGTTTATTCAATACATGATATCTAGACGTAAGCAGAAGTATCTTGTTCCAAAAAATCAAATTATGTTTTTGAAAGATTTAGGATCAAATAATAATGTGTTTCAAGAATATGGATGGAAAAATACGGGTACTTTATTTAAATCACATCTTCTTAGTTATGCCATAGAATATACTAAAGAAGAATTAGATCAAGAATTAAAATCTGATGGTACTGTTGTAAGAACAACATATGGTATTGAACGTATACCAGATCCTATGTTAATCAAAGAGATGAGAGAATATGCAGATGGAGTTAACGTGGATAGACTAGTTTCTTTTGCAGCTCTTGTTGCTTTTATGAAAATTCAAGAGTCAAATAGAGGATATAGTAAAAGAACAATAATGGATGAGACTGCTAAAAACTTGCAAAAGTCAGAAAATTTGTTTAAATTAAATAAGAGTCCGTTTAGACATATGGGCAGTAAAATGAGCAACACTACTGGTAGATTTAAAAAATCTGCATTTAAAAATATTAAATAATAGGTTATGCAAGTATACAACGCATTACAACTTAAAAAAGGAGCTAAGACAGAACAAAATAGATTGGGTAGTATTACTCAGCCGTTGCAGTTTTTACCTAAAAAAGATAAAACAGAAGAGTGGGCTGCTTGGAACTTAGACTGGTTAGAATGGCAAGGATTAAAACAAATCCGTAGAAATGCCAGAAGGTTAATGAAAAACTACAAACTTGCAAAAGGTATTATTGATAGAACTGATTATATAATTGAAGAGGATAATGAATATAGAGATGTTGTAGAACTATTAACAAAAGAAGATGTATCTGCACTAGAATTAAAGTTCTATCCTATTATTCCAAATGTTGTTAATGTTTTAGTAGCAGAATTTGCTAAAAGATCAACAAGATTAACCTATAGAGCTGTTGATGATTTTTCATACAATGAAATGCTTGAACAAAAAAGAGCACAAGTAGAACAAACATTAATGGCTGATGCTGCTACAAAAATGTTAGCAGCTATGTTAGAACAAGGATTAGATCCTGGATCAGAAGAAGCTCAACAACAACTTACTCCAGACAATTTAAAAACACTACCAGAAATAGAGCAATTCTTTAAAAAGGATTATAGATCTATGGTAGAGCAATGGGCTGAACATCAACATAAAGTAGATGTTGAAAGATTTAGAATGGATGAACTTGAAGAAAGAGCATTTAGAGATATGCTTATTACAGATAGAGAGTTCTGGCATTTTTATATGATGGAAGATGACTATCAAGTAGAACTTTGGAATCCAGTCCTTACATTCTATCA